AGCAACAGGATCGGCAGCAGCAGCAGACTCGGCAACAGCGCCGGTGACATTAAGGTTGGCAAAGTAGAAATCAGTAACAACAGCAGACTCGGCAATGTTTGCAACGATCTTGGGCTGTATCTCTGCACTGACTGTATCAGCGCCCTTGACCAACCCACCATCACCAAGACCCCAGCCATCTGACCCCCAAGCACCGTTACCCCAACCGCCGTTCGATATCAGCCGGTCATATACTGAACAGCCCCAGCCAGCCTGCCCCCATGTGCCGCTACCAAAGCCGCCATCCACACATTACCCCGCGGCCTCAAGCTCACTATCCATAAACCAACGGCTGTGCGCCTGACCATCCTCAGTTGTCCATTCCATCAGGCACCAGATATTGCCATCATCGTCCATGCGCATCTTGATGATTGGACCCTGTGGGATCACCGCTTTCAGCTTGACTACGTCGCCCTTCTTAAACATGACTACCCCCTATCAAGTTGCATCTAGGTTGAACGAGTACGTCACGTTCAGAACATCACCGCTCACAACAGTACGGTCGCCCGGCGCTTGGAAGTCGGCCGCCGAGAACAACAAGCCAGATGTACCAGAAGTTACATTACACAAGAACGCGCCAGAGATCGTGGCATTCGCTGTCATTGTGAACGTAGCCAAAGAGGCCGAGTTGTTGATGTTCGACGGATCTGCCAGCGTGGCGTTACCAAACGTCACCTGCGGACGGGTGCCGCTGTAGCTGGAGTTCTCATCCCAGCCTGCATGGGTGTCTAACGTGTCTCCACCAGAGAACGTGGTCGATGCCGATGTGTTGTTGATCAAGCCGATGTACCAAGCAGCCGTGTAAGTCGCGCCCTTGAAGTACTTGGTGTTCATGTCCTGCAAGCCGGTGTTGACCACCAGGTTTGACCCCATGTCTACCCACTTCTGCTTGCCGTCTTTGTCGTAGCAAGTCACGGTGAACACACCGCCGCCCGACGCGCCTTCAGCAAAACCTGTCTTGCGCTCTACACCGCCGCTGACAGTCTCGCTGGATTTTGATTTTTCAATCGTCATGATGACTCCTCAGTTGATACGTATTAACGCACTGGACGGCGTATTCGGTGGCAGCGTCACAGTAAATGTGCCATTCGCAGCCTGCGTCTTGTCGCTTCCAAAGTCCAATGTAGCTACCGACGCATTCGCCCGCGTGAAGTTGTAAATCAATGCACCTCTCGCAATAAACTGGGCGTTCGTCCAGACCACATTGGAAAAACTTACATACACAATACCGTTGCTTGTAGACTCAATCGAGACGTTTGACAAGCCCTCGCCGCCAGCCGTGTAACCCGGCCCCGTTACTTCATTCGTACTTGAGTACTCTGTGGTGCTGTCGCCCAGCTGCACGTAGCCGTCATACAGCGCCATCTTCAAAGAGTCTGACGCGATGTTCTGCCGGCCATTCAGGATGTCCACCTTGAACGATGTAGTCAAACCCTGATAAATCGTCATGTGATTTTCACCCTAACCTGACCACTGCGGTACGCATCCTGACGCTCCATACCATCACCCAGACGTTTCAGCTCGCCCATAGCCTCGTTGTACTTGGCCTCGACGTTGGCAATCAAATCCTGCTCACCCTTCATGAACAAGTACGCCTCGCGCAGAGAGCCATACAGCAGAGCCGGATCGTAGTTGTCACCCAGCCACGTACGGCCATCTGGCGCTGTCGTGATCGACTCTGGGTAGTAGTAATAGTGCAGCTCCAGCGTGTAGGCGTCATCCGGCGTAGGGCCAAAGATGAAACTTAGTTCGTCCGTCGTGGTGTTGCTCGTTACCTGTGGGCCGAAGATCGCGTAGTACTGCGGCAAGCCTGTGTCTGCCGGCGTGGGATACGCAGCACGGATGTAGTTCACATCCTTGTTCAGCAGGTAGTGGTACTCCTCGTTTGCCGTGCCGTAGTTCTCGATCACAGCCATGGAGTACACCGCCAAGAAGTCTGTCGGCGTGGTTAGATACTTGTTACCGGTCAGCAGCGTACCTGTCGAGTTGCGGCGAATAGGCGGCAGCTGCACCGCATTATAAATGCGGGTCTCCGTCTGACGGACAAACAGCGGGATGTTATCTACGAACGTCTGTTCGTAGTTCTCCGTGTAGTCCTGTATCGCCGTGACTAACTCGGTGTACGTCATGCCATCGGACCTCTGGCCATCACGCCCTTGGTAGCCGCACCAGTGCCACGGATCTTGATGCCGGTAGTCTTAGTGTCCTCACGGCCAGGATCGCCCGCAGAGACACGCTGCACAGCCGTTCTTGGCCCCAGCTTGTCCACCGCGATATTGTTCGGGTCAGCCATCTTCTTCAACTTGGCAGACACAGCCTTGCCAGTCATCGTGTGTGGCGGCGCATAAACAGAAGCTGGACCCACTTCCTTGCCACCTTTTTTCATCGAGTACTTGGCCATCTCAACCTCACTTGGTTTTCTGGTTATGAATACGCGCCTCGTTACGCCCGTATTTTTTCAGATCAGACGTGGTCACGCCACCCTTTTTCATGCCTTTGTGCATACGCTTCTCGTGCGCTTTCACCTCGGCCTTGGCTACCTTCTTCATATTGTCCATCTCTCACTCCTAGTTGATAGTCACATTTGCGACCGTAGTCTGTGCTGCCAAATTGTTGGGCGTTAATCCATCATCATTTGCCCTAGCCCCGCCTATCGGCGACCAACCCCACTGAATAATCCGACTACCACCGCCCGGAAAGCCATCCTGCGACTCGCTTGTGCCAGAGTTGTATGCCGTCTGCAACCCAGTCATCCCTGACTGCCAGTACGACAGATCTGGCCTTGGCTCGCGCACAGCCTGCGGATCATTCACGGGATACATCCCAAGACTGAGCTGCGGCTGGTCAGGCTCCCAACACGTCGGACACACCTTGATCTTGACGTTCTTCGTCTTGATCGTCAGCGTCTTCAATATTTTCAGCGGAAACCGGAAAGCACACCGATCACACTCCGCAATACTATTCTTGCCACTTGCGTACTTACTTGGCATACATCACCTGTAAGTAATCATGCGCGGCACCAAACGATCTGGAGCCTTCTCCCGATCTTCGCCTGCCGCCATTTCCCACGCCTCGTCATACTGGGCCTTCAAAAACTGTATCCGCTCCATGCCGCCCGGTAGCTTCATCGCCAGTCGATATGCCAGCCCGCAGATCAAGCACTCCTGAAAGCGGAATGGGATGTCTTCTACATTCACACCGTTGCCTACATCTACCATCCTACGCAGCCGCCAGTACACGAAGTAGTAGTACGGTGTCTGTGCCGTACCTTGATCTGGGCTTGGCCACACGTTGATCTGTGGATACTGCGGCGTAGCTCCCGGCGTGTCCGTTGTCTGCCCGCTGCGGCGGTTTATCCAGACTTGGATCGGGCGCCCTTGCGTGAGCTTGTTCGGGATTGTGGCGTAGGTGGAAACAGAGATTCGGTTGATGTTGATGTCGGACTGAGTCCCGATCTGCCCAGGATTGGTTCGAATAACATGTTCCAGAAGATCCACGGTGTCATTAGGTAAATCATAGGTAATCTGCCCCTGTACGAGCGGGATCGTTCCCGACTCGATAGTCCACAAATTGATGCCGCGATTAGCCCACTCCGTCAGCAGCAAGTTCAGGCTACGCCGCGCTGTGCGGAAATCGTAGCCTGTGCGCATCTCCAACCCACAGCGTTCGAACGCTTCCTCGAAGATCTCATTGACCGTCGGGTTAAAGTTGGTAGTGGAAGTGGTGTAGGCCATTACTTCCTCGCCATACGCATATTGTCAATTAAGTTAGGGTACGGTCTACCAGCAGCCTTCGCCGCAGCCTTGGCAGCAGACTTCTTCGCAGGACTCAGCTTCTTAGGCTTGCCAAGCTTCTCAGGACGTGGCTTGTCCCAGACCTCACCGCCCTTCTTGTACTGCTTGAAGTCGGTGTTGTCACGGCGACGTTTAGTCCTGGCCTTGGGCATCTTGCCGGGAGCAATATCTCCCATCCCGCGTGAAGGCATCATGTCCGTCTCCTATTAGCAGTAGCCGCCCTTGCGCATCTTGGTCATGCCACCCTTGGCCATCTTGACCTGCTCTGCTTTGGTCTTGCCTTTCTTGGCAATACCATCAGCCGACTTGTGACCAGCAGCCAGACCACCAGCAGCCATCTTCTTGACCTTGCCGCCGTGCTTCATGCCAGCCTCTGCCATCTCATGCTTGACCATAGACTTAGGAGCGCCCTTCTTCTTCATGAACGCAACCTCTTCTTTGACCTTCTTCATCGACTCTTTCATCTCGCCTCCTTTGGCTTTCTTGGAAAGGCCAGCTTCGGATAGACCGATGGCGATGGCCTGCTTGGGATTCGTTACCTTCTGCCCCGACGAACTCTTCAGCTTGCCGGACTTGAACTCAGACATCACCTTGCCTACCTTCGCCTGGCCACCTTTGGCAAAGCGCTGGGTCATCTGATCGTTTGGACCAGACATGGCTTGTGGCTGCATGTTGAACGTCTGATTCATGCCGCCGCTCTGACCACCGGCCATAGGCTGATTACCGTAGAACGGATATGTAGGCTGCTGGGGTTGTCCCGTCACGCCGCCGTCCGCAAACTTTCTGCGCTTTCTCATACCATTTTCCCTTTGGTTTTGCCGCGAACAGCGCAGCCATCAGCACGGGCAGATGCAGACGATACCGAACCGCCTTTGGCCTTCTTCACTGGCGCAGGCGGTGTTTCTCCCGTCACAGTCTTTGTGGCCTCGGCGTAGCCTTTTTCGGTTAACGCATCCATCTTTTTGTACAGCACATCAAGTTCAGGAACTGACTCGCCCTTCTCGCGGCGAGCCTCAAGCTCACGGATGCGCGTCTGCATTTTTGCCATGTCAGACATCAGCACATTCTCCCTTTGGTCTTGCCACGCTGGGCGATACCGTCCGCGCGCGAGGATGCAGAACTAACCTTGCCGCCAGACTTCATGCCCATCTTTGACCGAGCATACGGAGTGGATTCTGCGTAACGCTTGGAGGCGTGCTCAGAAGAGAAGGTGCCAGCAAGAGCCTTAAGACGCTCGCTTTTGCCGTACGGAGAATCTTCTTTCTTCAAGCCTTCTAGGCGACGCTTGTTCAAGCTATCAGAATCAATATTGCCAAACATTCCAGAAAGCTCTTTTTTCTTGGCCTTTGGCTTTGCCTTCGGCTTTGCCTTGACCTCTTCCTTGACGGTCTCGGTCACGCTGTCTTCTTTAGGGCTGCTGCGAATGTAGTCTGTAATCTTGCGTGACTCAGACACACCTTCGTCTGCATCACCGATATCTGGCATCTTGAACGAGCTGCGCGGCATGTAGTCGCTAGTCATGCTCGACTCTGTGCGTGGTCTACGTCCGCTATAGTCGCTGCTCTCTGTCATAGAGGCAGATGCCTGCTCGTCATACTCTCTGTCTGGGGAGCCGGTGCGAACAACTTCACCAGAGCCTGACCGTACAGGGTTGCCGAAACGATCACGCAGGACGCCGCCAGTTTGATAACGCTTTGCCTTCTTCATAACACTCTCCTTTGTGACTCAATCAGCTGGTCTATCTTGGTCTCCAGCCGGTTGAATCGCTGATCTATATGGTCCGTGATGCGGTCGACTTCCGCCTTGGTTACGTTGTCTCGTGCTATCTCCTCACGCGTCTTGTTCAACAAGATGGTGATCCGCGCTAGCTCCGAGAACTTCTCGTGGGCAACGTAAGCAAACAAGCCCACAAACAGCGTCAGAGCGCCGTTCCAGACAAATGCAAGATCCACGGTCAACACTTCCACTTTCGTAAAGATTTGTTGATACGACTGTTCGGGTCATTCGCAGTCTTCTCAGAAGTCAGCTTCTTTTTCATCCCGGACATCCGGGCGCAGAATGACTTCTTGCGAGAACCGCCCTCTGGCTGCGGTGCTTTCAGACCAGGCTTGCCCGGATTGGCTTTGTTGTAGGAGGCACGACCTTTGGCGTTCAAGCCGCCTTCAGGGTTCTTGCCTTCCTTACGCTGCCAAGCCGGGGTCTTAGCCATAGAACACCGTCACAGAAGTGTTGACCAACGTCACTGTTACGTTTGTGTAAAAGAGGATGCCGTCCGCAGGAATCAGGCAGTTAAAAGCCTCGCCATTTGCAACCGTCTGCACAGTGAACACGTTCGTGCCACCGTCAACAATCGTCACATTACCAGCGCTCGATGTCGGGGCAATGATCATGCCCTTCACACGAGTTCGGCCTTCAAAGATTACACCCGACGATCCACGACTCTGCGCTTTTACGTCTGTTTGTTGAGCCATTCTGGCCCCCTATTAGTTGTTCTGCTGACCGAACAGAGGGTCATTTACGTAGTACGTAATGTAGCCAGCGACGTCGCCAACAGCCGAGCTTGCGCTTTCACTTGTAACGGTGAAGTTTTGGGTTGGGCTGCCTGCTGTCCCGATGCCAGCACCTGCGCCGGTAGCGCCTGGGGTGACAGTCTTTGCAGAGGTAGCAGCCAACGCCGAAACGTAGAACGCAGCGTTCGAAGTTGCACCATCAATAGTGGTGTAGCCGACATTCATCGTGCCTGAAGTCAGACCGTTTGTGATGATCACAGACGTGACAACAGCGTTTGCAGGAAGAATAAGGGGAGTGGTAGTGCCAGAAGCAACGACAACGTTGCCAGCAACAGCCGCGTTAGCAACATAGAAATTTGCTGCCATGACGCCGGTGCCGCAATAAGCTTGGCGGGTGTTATCACCGCCGCCCGAACGCCAAATGCTTTGGGTAGTAGATACAGCCATCGAATTGTCCTCTCAAGCGAGTTCGGTATGGCAATCTGCTTGACGTCAGCCGGGACTGTTTGCCACACCCGGTATTCCCGGAATAATAGGCTTATACAATGAGAAGACAGGAAATGCAAGGGAAAAGCTATGACGCGAGCAGCTTGTTCGACTTGCGTAGATTCTCTTCCCTTGTCATAACCCGCAGGTTCCAAGGAACGTGTAGGCCGCATACATTTTCTCCCCTGAGTGGAACCTCATGATCCACCACGTACGGAATTCCTGTAACGCGGGATGCAATCATCGCGTCAATAT